TGATTATATAAACAACATTAGATAAATGCGTAGACTACAACTATACATAGGTACTGAAAGGGTAGATTTATTTAAAGATGAAACGGTTTCACTTACACAAACAATAAAGAATGTAAAAGACTTAAAAAAAGTATTTACTGAATTTACACAAACCTTTTCTGTACCAGCATCAAGTGTAAACAATAAAATATTTAAACACTATTATAACTTTGATATTAGTAATGGGTTTGATGCAAGAAAAAAACAAGCTGCAAGAATTGAGTTAAATGATTTACCTTTTAAAGATGGTAAGATAGCTTTGCAAGGTGTTGAACTTAAAAACAATGTTGCACACACATACAAGATTACTTTTTTTGGTAATACAGTAGATTTAAAAGATATATTAGGTGATAGTGAATTAGCAAGTTTACCATTAAACCAAAACCAAATATATGACTATGCAAATGTAACAAGTAGAATGAGTGCAGTAAGTAATGATATACTTGTGCCTTTGATTACGCATACAAACAGATTAATATTTAATAGTAGTAGTCATACTACATATGACCCAGAAGCAACAACAAACAACATAAGCCATCACGGTACTGGTACACAATCACAAAATGGTGTAGCTTGGAATGAGTTTAAATATGCTATAAGGCTACAAGCAATCATTGATGCAATAGAAACCAAATACAACATTACTTTTTCAGATGACTTTTTTAATGATAATACTAATGAAAAGTTTTATAACTTGTTTATGTGGTTGCATCGTAAAAGTGGTGATGTAGAACAAGCTGCACAAGTTGAGGTAATATACACAAGCCTAAAAGATTTAGTTGTAAAGACTGGCTCAACAGAATATATATCTACTTCTTTTAGTGGTATTATAACTGTAAATGCACCAGTAGGTGTTACACCAGCTTTATTAAGGTATCAATTAACTCCAACAACTGGTGCTACTTATAGTGTTAGGGTTTTAAGAAATAGCGGTACTGTAGTTGGTGAATTAAATGGTGTAAGTGGTAACCAAACATTAGACATACAAGCTGGAACAGATGGCTTAATAAATAATTCAACATATCTTATACAAATATCTGGTGTTGTTTCATTTGGTGCTAATGATATTGATGTACAATTAAATTGGGTAGAACCATTTGGCACACCAAGTTTTGGAAGTGACTTATACCACAATAACGCATCATTTCAAACAGAACAAGATTTTGAATTTAACATAGTTGAACAGATACCTAAAATGAAGATTATAGATTTTCTTTCTGGCTTGTTTAATTTATTTAACCTAACTGCTTATGTAAATAATGTTGGTACAATAGTGGTAAGAACTTTAGATAGTTACTATGCAGATAGCACACAAGTTTACAACATAGATAAATACCTTGATACTACAAAATCAACATCAGATATTGCACTACCTTTTAATGAAATAAGTTTTAGTTATAAAGGTTTAGGTACATTTTTAGCAAAGCAATTTGAACAACTTACCAATAGTGGTTGGGGTAGTTTAGGTTACACATTAGATGGTGATATTTTTGATGCACCAAGTGAACCATATAAAATAGAAGTACCATTTGAGCATATGCAGTTTGAAAGGTTGTATGATGCTGGTAACTCACCACCAACTGCAACAGATGTACAGTATGGTTATTCAGTAAACGAAAACCAACAATCATATATTGGTGAACCTTTATTGTTTTATCCTATCTTGATTAGTGGTGGTACAGATATAAGAATTAGAGATACAGAAACCTCAAGTGTTGACGATATTACAACATATTATATACCATCAAATAGTTTAGCTTTATTACCAAGTACAAGCAAAGAAAATATACATTTTCAAAATGAGTTTAATGAGTATTTAGCAAATGAACCAGATAGTATAGTTGCTGGTGATAATGCTTTAGGCTTTACAGATACCATTTTTGAAACTGAATACAAAGAGTATATACAAGATGTGTTTAACTTTAGAAGAAGATTGTTAAAGATAACTGCATACCTACCAATGAAAGTATATTATAACTTACAACTAAACGACTTAATACAATTAGGTCAAGATAGCTACAAGATAAATTCTATGAAAACAGATCTTACAACTGGTAAAACAGAATTTGAATTACTAAACACAATATTATGATTAAGAATATAATAGACTTGCTCCAGGTGGTTGATGGTGAAACTGAAAACATAAGAATAGCACAAGGAAAATATAAATTAGCAGAAACACTATCAGAGGGTGTTAAACAAACAAAAAGAAAGTTAAGATGGCACAAAAAATAGAAGTTGAATTTGAGTTAAAATACAAAGAAGCCGTTAAGAATTTAGATGAGTTTCAAAAGGAGTATGCAAAACTTGAAAAGGAAGTTGTAAGTGCTAATGAAAAGACTGCTGAAAGTTTAGAAGCGGTTGAAAAAGGTGCAAAGGATAGTGCAAAGGGTGTAAAAAAAGTTGGTGTATCATTAAAAGGTATTGCTGCTGCAACTGGTATTATATTCGTATTACAAAAAGCATTTGAGTTTGTAAGTACTGCCGTACAAGAGAACCAAGAAGTAATGGATAGTTTAAATGTTGTATTTAAAACTGCTCAAATAGTATTCAATGAAGTACTTGGTGTTATAACAGATGTGTATAAAAGTGTAACATCTGCATCTGAAAACTTTGATGCACTTGGTAAGGTAATGAGTGGTTTACTTACACTTGCAATTACACCTTTTAAGGTTGCTTTTTATGGTATTCAGTTAGGCATACAAGCAGCACAGTTAGCTTGGGAACAATCTATATTTGGTGATGGTGACCCAACAACAATAAAGGCTTTAAATGAAAGTATTGCAGAAACCAAAGCTAATTTAAAAGAAGTAGGTGATGAAGCCAATAAAGCTGGTAAAGATGTTGTAGACAATTTTGTTGAAGCAGTACAAGAAGCGGGTACAATAGGTTCACAACTTGTTGAGGGTGTAAAAGAAATAAGTATTGATGCTGCATTGGAAACTGCAAAAGCAAATCAAGCATTGGAAAAATCTGCTGAAATAGCTGCTGCACAAAGTAGAATACTATTAGAACAATATGATAGACAATCAGAACTACAAAGACAAATTAGAGATGATGAAACAAAAAGTATAGCAGAAAGACAAGCTGCCAACAATGAGTTAAATAATATTCTTGTAAAGCAAGAAGAAGAAATGACTAAAAACGCAAAATTAGTCAAAGCAGCAGCACAAGCACAATTTGATTTAACTGGTAAAACAGAAGATTATGTTGCGGTGTTAGAGGCAGAAGCAGAAATACAAGCGGTTGCAGCTACGGTAACGGGTTTTAAATCTGAACAACAAACCAACGCAAACGCATTACTAAAAGAAGCAACAGAATTAACAAATGCACAAGCAGAAAGTGAAAGTTTATTATCTATTGCCAAAGAAAGATTAGCAGCAGAAGAAATAGAAAATGAATTATTACGTTTACAAGAATTACAAAGAATTGATGGAGTAGAAAAAGAACAAGAAACTGCAAGACTTGAGGCAATAGTAAAAAACGCAAAAGATGGTACACAAGCAAAGGTAGATGCAGAAATAGCTTTAAATGATTTTAAACAACAATCAGATGAACAAGCATTAGCAAGATCTAAAGAAATATCTGCTGCACAAACTGAAATAACAAATACAGAATATGAAGCTAAAAGAGCATCATTAGAGGGTTACGCTGGTGCATTAAGTAGTATATCTGGTTTATTAAGTCAAGAAACTGCTGCGGGTAAAGGTGTTGCTATTGCATCATCATTAATAGATACTTATGCAGCTATTACGGGAACATTAAAAAATACTGCTAAAACACCAGCGGGTGGAATACCAGGTTTTGCTATCGCACAAGCCATTGCAACGGGTGTAGCGGGGTTTGCAGCGGTTAAAAAGATTGCAAGTGTACAAGTGCCAGGTGGCAGCGGTGGTGGTTCAAGTCAAACTGGTTCATTACCTACAGTACCAACTCCACCAGCATTTAATGTAGTGGGTGCAAGTGGTGAAACACAATTAGCAGATGCAATAGGTAGCCAAACACAAAGACCAGCAAGAGCATATGTAGTAAGTAACGATGTAACAACTGCACAAGAAATGGATAGAAACATTATTGAGGGTGCAAGTATCTAAATGCAAAATTAAAAACTAAACACGTTATATATTTATGAAGATAATAGAACTTATTTTAGATGAAGAACAAGATGATATTGGTGTAGATGCAATATCTATTGTAGAAAGTCCAGCTATTGAAAGTGATTTTGTTGCTTTAAAGAACCAAGAAATAAAGTTAGCAGAAGTAGACAAAGAAAAGAAGATACTAATGGGTGCTTTGTTAATACCTAATAAGCCTATTTACCGTAATGGTGGTGAGGGTGAGTATTACATATACTTTTCAAAAGATACTATTGTAAAAGCATCTCAAATGTTCTTACAGAATGGTAAACAAAGCAACTCAACATTAGAACACAACCAAGCATTAAATGGTTTAACATTGGTTGAAAGTTGGATAGTAGAAAGTAAGGAACAAGATAAATCTGCATTGTATGGTTTAGATGTACCAGTAGGTACTTGGATGGGTAGTGTAAAAGTAAACAATGAGGATGTTTGGAATGAGTATGTTAAAACAAATAAAGTTAAGGGTTTTTCTATTGAGGGTTACTTTGCAGACAAAATGGAAGCACCTAAAGAAAATGTTGAAGAACAATTAAGTGAAGAATTATTAAGTAAAATTAAAAATATATTAAATGAAAAGTAGATTAGAAAGAATTATAGAAAAACTACCAAACCAAGAAGTTGAACTATCTGCACAGAAAGTTGAGTTAGGTATTGTAGATGAAATTTCAAAACAATTAACGCAATCTGAACAAATTTTAAAAAAAATACAATCAGAAAAAAATGATTTTTTAGAACTTGATAAAATCTATAAAAAAGCAGAAAGTGATATAGCTAAACTTTTAAAAATATATTCTGCTAACAAAAAAAATTCATCATCTTTTTATAAAGAAATGAATAAAAATTTTAACTCATTATATAAATCTGCCAAAGAAATTGGATTAGATGTAACAAGTTTACCAGCCTATAAAGATTATCTACAGCTAAGAAAAAACATAGATAATGCAATAGATAACAACCAATCAAATTGGGCATTAGTTGCAAAGTATTCTTAAAAAAGCAATTTAAACTAAATGCAAAGAAACAACAAAAATAAAACATTTATACCAAGTAGAACATCACCTACTGGCGGTGGTCGTGCTTGTTTATGTTGGGATACTAATAAGTATTCTATCTCTTGTTGTGATGGTTCTATGCAAGCACAAGGCATAGGTGTAATAACAAGAACAGACTGAAAATGCAAATTTTAATTTAATAACCGTTATATAAATAGTATGAAAGCAAATGAAATGTTAAACGAAATAAAAACACTTTTAAACATCGAGGTAAAACTTGAAGAACAAAAGTTAGAAAATGGTACTGTAGTAAGTGCAGAAGCATTTGAAAAAGGTAAAGAAATATTCATTGTAACAGATGATGAAAAGGTAGCAATGCCAGTTGGGGAGTATATCCTTGAAGATGGTAGACTATTAGTAGTTGAAGCAGAGGGTGTGATCGCAGATGTAAGAGAAGTATCTGATGAAGTACCAGCCAAAGAAGAAGAAGAAACTGAAGATTTAGAAGAAGAAGTAAAAGAGGAAATGTCTTATGCTACTAAAGAAGAATTGGCAGAGGTTAAAACAATGGTTGAGGAAATCAAAGCTATGTTAGAACCTAAAGAAGAAATGAGCGAAGAAGTAAAAGAAGAAATTGTTGAAGAAGTTAAAGAAGAACTTTCAGCAGTTAAACCAATTAAACACAATCCAGAAGCAAGTACACCACAAAAGAAACAAGTACAATTTGCCAAAGGTAATTTTAACACAACATTAGATAGAGTATTAAGTAAATTAAACAAATAAAAATGAATAAAAGAAACGTAAATTTAGCAACTACAACTAACATCACTACTACTTATGCGGGTGAGTTTGCTGGTGAGTATATCGCAGCAGCTTTATTATCTGCATCAACTATTGATGATGGTGGTTTAACAGTAAAGGCAAACATTGCTTTTAAAGAAGTAATCAAAAAATTAGCTACAAGTGCAATAGTACAATCTGCATCTTGTGATTTTGACCCACAATCAACTATCACACTAACAGAAAGAATTATTGAACCAGTAGAACTACAAGTAAACCTACAATTATGTAAGTATGATTTCGTAAACGATTGGGAAGCTCAATCTATGGGTTATGGTCTTGGTCAAACACTACCACCAAAGTTTTCTGATTTCTTAATTGCACACGTAGCATCAGAAGTAGCACAGAACACAGAATTTTGTATCTGGCAAGGAGATACTGCAGCTGGTTCTAACAACTCTTTTGATGGGTTTGAGAAACTAATTGCAGCAGCAGCAACAGCGGGAGACATTCCAGCAGCACAACAAGTAGCGGGAGTAGCACTAACATCTGCAAACATCATTGATGAACTTTCTAAAGTAGTTGATGCTATACCATCTGCACTATACGGTAAAGAAGATTTATTCTTATACATCGGAACTAAAGCAGCTAAACTATATGTACAAGCACTTGGTGGATTTGGAGCAAATGGTTTAGGAGCAAACGGTGTTGCTAATATGGGGACACAATGGTGG